AGGGCGATGGGGCTATTCTGTTACTGAAAGCAGTCGCGGTATGGCAAAAGTGGTATCTAGTTGGCTTTCGGTGATTGACGAGGTTTTGTTATTGGTGGTCGAGCGTTTCCGTCGGGCGCAGATCGAGAACCTTCCTTGGCAGGACATCATCCGGCGTTACGACACACCCGAGACGCTGTTTTATTGCGATCCACCATACCTACTATCTACCCGCAATGGCTGCGTCGGTTATAAATACGAAATGACGCTTGAGGAACATCGAGAATTGGCCGAGGTGCTAAATAGCGTTAAAGGTCACGTTGTTCTTTCTGGTTATGCTTCGCCCGAGTACGACGAGTGGTATGCGGGATGGGAACGGGTTGAATTTGGGGCGACCGTGTCCGCACGCCTTGATAAAAGCCGTTTCCGCGACAGGCGCACGGAAGTACTGTGGATCAAGCCCGCCGACTGATGGGCGGCTTAAATTTTCCCCGCTTCGGCGGCGGGGCTAGAAGATTACAAGGTACTTATCTGAGGGGTATTGTGATATTATACGAGAGCGAATGGCGGGGGTAGAGATAAAAGCCGATGCAGCCGTGGGCCGAGAGGTTTTATAAAAGCAAAGAGTGGCAAGACTGTCGAGAGGCCTTCTTGCAAAGCAAGTTTTATGTTTGTGAGCGGTGTGGCGGGGTTGCTACTGTAGCGCATCACAAGGTGCCGCTAACACCAGAGAACATCAACGACATGGTGAAATGATTAGCAAGAAACTGTTGGGCAGTATCAAGGCGGGCAACGCCAAGAAGTTTTACAAGAGTGCAGCCTGGGGACACAAGCGTAAGCAGGTGCTTAAGAGGGATAACTGGGAATGTCAGAAGTGCAAGGACAAGGGTGGATATAGCAGAGCCACAACGGTACATCACATCAAACACCTCACAGACAGACCAGACTTAGCACTGACTGACAGCAACCTAGTGAGTCTCTGTAGTGCGTGTCACAACGAAGAGCATCCGGAGAAACTGCTTAAATATATAGCAGGGGAGCAGAAAGAATATATCACGGAGGAGAGATGGTGATGGAGAAAGGGAAAGAGAGAGAGGTCTTAAGAGTATATAGAGTCCAGGAAGATGAAGAGTTAGAAGAATGGTGGTATCACGAAAAAATACTTGACGCGGCTGAATATCTGCTTGGACAGGGGTATAAAAAGATAATTATCACTGTTGAGGATGATCAAGCAACGGTTGAGGGATATGAAAGATAAAATAACTCCCCCCCGGGTCAAAAAAATGACTTTTCCTGGCAGAACTGGGGACCGGAGGGGGGCCAAGACAAAACAGATTTTTGTGCTAACGTGTTGTTTTTTGGAAAAGAGGTGAAGGGATTGCTAATTCAAAAAGTGCCGATAGAAAAACTCAACCCGGCAAAATACAACCCGCGCAAAGATTTACAACCGGGAGATCCAGAGTACGAAAAACTAAAGAGGTCCATTGAAGAATTTGGCTACGTGGAACCAATTGTCTGGAACAAGCGAACAGGAAATGTTGTAGGCGGTCATCAGCGCCTAAAAATCCTTAAAGAATTAGGTCGGACAGAGATTGAGGTAACTGTTGTCGACCTTGACGAGATAAAAGAAAAGACCCTTAATTTAGCGCTGAACAAAATAAGCGGCGACTGGGATCTCCCGCTACTCAAAGACCTACTCCAAGAGCTAGACACAGGAGATTTTAACATCGAGATTACAGGGTTTGGCGAAGAAGAGATCGAGAGATTGATGACACAGTTTGCCCCGATAGATATAGACGATGCTGATGACGATGGTGGGCAGAATAAACAGTTACACATTTGTCCCAAGTGCGGTTTTGAGTTTGAGAAATAGCGAGGCAATAAACATGGCAAAGGTAGGTTTATATGTTTTCACAGATAAAGTAAAAAAAAGAGGCACAAGGAAGAATAGCTATTTTGAGAGCGATAAATATACGGGATTCAGGCACATAACAAATGAAATAGACAGGGATAAGCATTATGTAGAATGGTGCTCTTCTGCAAACATCAATAGGTTTGATTTTGTCTTAGTTCCCATAATCAGCTTTTATGACGTTATAAACTTGATAAATGAACTAAAAGGGAAAAAAAGAACATGCAAAGTGGTTGTAGGTGGCCCGGGAGTATTTAACATAAGAGGCTATAAGGACTACATAGATATAGCGGTATTCAGAAGGGCCGAAGGGATAATAAATAAGGTGCTAGAAATGGAGCCATTGGGCAATGTTTGGTACAAAGAATACGATGAGGGAATAAAAAACGTATACGAAATAGGAAAGCCTCAATATCTTCTAGGTGATGAAAAAAGCGTAGGGTGTAGTAACAAATGTAAGTTCTGTCAATATTCATGGACAAACGGGTATAAAACAAACAAAGAAAATGGTAAGTACACAAGTGGGTTTAATGAATATGAAGATTTTTTCCTGTCTTTTGATTGGGAAAAAGCGAGAAAAACTGCAGTTACGGCGCTAGACGCATCTACGGAATACGGAAGAAAAAAAATAGGGAAATATATATCAAACAAAGAGATAATAGAGAAACTTCGGGAAAGTAATTATGTAGATACCAATAAAAGGTTATCTGTTAAAATATATAACATCATAGGCTACGAATGGGAAAATGAGGAATCAGCACGTTTAGAGGAACTCAGAGAAACGCTCAAAGAAGCAAGCCAGTATATCAAAAACAAAGTAATCCTTACATTCCATTTTTCGCATTTTGTACCCATGCAGCATACGCCTTTTTGGTATTACCCGGTAAGTAGGGTTAATTATAAAGAAATATTCAAAAGAAATTATATGTTATGTAATACAGATAACTTGCAGGCATACATAGATATGTGGGGGACAACGCCGGCTTATGCCATCGAAGAATGTTTAATAGAAAGAGCATGGGAGGAGAATGCAGAGGTTATAGAAAAAACTGTTACCAGCAAGAAATATCGGAACTTATCAAACATGCAGAAAATGATTCTTTTTGAAAAGGAAGATTATGATTATGCTTCTAGGGGATATTCCGAAACGGATGACTACCCAACGAATTACATTATTTCACCGTTTAACAAAATGGGCGGTCGAAAGCATGGGGACCGAGAGCCTACCGACCGTCATGTTGTCGGCTATAGTATGGAGAGGGACAGAGAAAGACACGGACAACGTCCGCAAGATTGCGATGTCCAGCAAGTTCTGGGCGGTGAATGCGACGGTCAAGCAAGCGACGCTTGAGAAGTATTTTGACATTAAAACACTGTTTGGCAAGTATGCCGCAGAAACATTGCCAACACGATACTTAAAAACTTACGCAAAAATTGAAAAAATGTGGGTGAGCAACCATGGCTAAGACAAAAATAGACCTGAACGAACAAGCGCAGAAAATTCTTGAAGCGGCACAAAAGGTCGGGGCAGAGCAAAACTTTCTCTTTCTGACCACTTTTAAACGTTATCAAGTCCAGCTCAAAATACTCAGCGATCTGGAAAAAGAAATGGCCAATAGCGAACCACTTATTACCAAAGAGTATGTCAAGGGGCGTCAAAATCTTTACAGCAACCCGGCGATAGCCGCCTACAACAAGACGGTGGATAGCGCCAACCGCACAGCTACGACGCTGATGAAAATCATAACACAACTAAAAGATGCCGGGCTTGAAACAATCGTTATCGACGATATGTAGTATATGAGCATGGGCGCGTGGAGGTGGTGATCATGTAAATGCAAAAGAGACGAAGAGACTATCACCCCTATATTGATAACTATATCGACGGCGTAAGAACCGGGAAGATTGTGGGTTGCCAAGAGCTTAAAATGGCCATGGATTACATCGAGGAAAAACTCGACAATCCAGATGTTTTTATCGACCATGACAAAATCGAAAAAGCCGTCGAACTAACTGAACGCTATTTCGAGTACAAGCTCTTTGATTGGGAGCTTTTTGTTTTTGCTTTGATCCATTGCTATTACAAATCCAATGATACAGTGGTTTTCGATGAAATACTGCTCGTTATGGGGCGGGGCAACGGTAAAAACGGCTTCATATCGCCTGTCGCTTGGTACTTGACTACCCATTATCACGGCATCAGAGAATATAACATCGACATCATCGCCAATGCCGAAGACCAGGCCAAAACCTCGTTCAATGATGTTTACGGCGTCCTGGAGAGAACTTGGCAAAAGTCAAAAAAGTTCTTCTATAAGACCAAGCAGCTCATCGTCAACCTTAAGACCAACTCCTATATCAAATACAACACATCAAACGCCAAGACCAAAGACGGTAAGCGGTCCGGCTGTCTAATCTTCGACGAGATCCACGAATACGAAAGCTGGGACATGATCAAGGTCTTTATTTCCGGCTTCGGCAAGAAAAAGCACAGCCGGACTTTTTACATTACGACAAACGGCTACGTCCGCGGCGGAGTCCTAGACGAAATGCTGGATCTTGCTCAGCGTGTTCTTTCTGGCGAAATCAAAGACATAGGGCTTCTGCCGTTGATCTACAAGTTGGATGACAAAGAAGAGGTCCACGACCCAAAAAACTGGGTAAAAGCGAACCCATCACTGCCGTATCTGCCGGAGCTTCGGAAAGAACTCAAAAAAGCCTACACCAAGATGAAATACCAACCCCAACTGGCGATTGACTTCATGACAAAGCGCATGAACCTTCCGGCGCAGGATAATTTCATCGTGGTAGCTCCTTGGGAGAAAATCCTGGCTACCAACCAGCCGATTCCATACGAAGAACTGAAAGGGCTACAATGTATTGGTGCGGTCGACTACGCCAGGACTACGGACTTTGCCTCTTGCGGATTGCTTTTCAAATACCAAGGGAAGCGGTATTGGCTGGAGCATACTTTTGTCTGCCACCTGGCTCTGAAGGTAGAGAGCCGGTCGATCAAGTTCCCGGTGCAGGAGATGGTAGAGCGAGGTTTGATAACAATAATCTATCGGGACAATATCAGTGCTGCAGATATTGCTGACTGGTTCATAGAGCAAGCGAATAAATACCACATCAAAAACATCATGTGCGACAACTATCGGGCGGCGCTCTTGGAGTCAGAATTTAAAGAGAGAGGCCTCCCGCTGACACAGGTCCGGAGCGGACCAATTACTCATGCCAAGGTTGCGCCGCTAGTTGAGCAAATATTTGCCGAGGAAACCCTGGTATTCGGAGATAACCCAACAATGCGTTGGTATGTGAACAACACCTGCCAAGAGGTAGACAAAAAAGGAAACACAACTTACCTAAAGATTGAGCCTAAAACCCGTAAAACTGACGGGTTTTTTGCTTTGGTTCATGCTCTTACGCAAGATGCGGAGCTAGAAGACAGCACGGGCGAAATCATGAGCTTAGATGTTTACACATATTGAGGAGGTGATCGAAGTTGGCAATGTGGGACTGGTTCTTGAGCCTATTTAACAAAGATACTAAAACCCTAACCCTAGATGCATTTATCGGTGAACTAACTGGAGAAATATTCTTCAAAGAACTTGCGGTACAGGCCTGTATAAACCTTATAGCTAATACCATTTCCCGGAGCGAGTTTCTAACATACGAAAAAGGCAAGGAAGTTAAGAAAGACAACTATTACCTCTTCAATGTGGAACCGAACCCAAACAAATCCGCGTCCAAATTCTGGCGCGACGTGGTTTCAAGGCTGGTGTATGACAATGAGTGTCTCGTAATCCAGCAAGGCAATCATTTTTATGTGGCGGATTCTTTCACGGTTCAAAAATTCGCGTTCAAGGAATACCTCTATGAAAATATTGTGATTGATAACTACACCCTGCGTAACGTATACAATGAATCCCAGGTATTTCATTTTGAACTGCACAATGCAAAGATTCGGAATGTAATTGAGGGGATAAACAATTCTTACTCCAAACTAATCGAAGCAAGTCAAAAGAACTACAAGCGCAACAACTCACGGCGCGGGGCACTGAAGATCCCAACGAACTACCCGCAGACTGAAAAAGGGCAGCAAGAGCTGGAAAACTTGTTTAAAGAGAAGTTTAAACGGTTCTTTGATGCAGAAAACGGCGCGGTCTTGCCGCTTGCTAACGGGTTGGAATACAACGAACTTTCGTCAAACATCGGTGTCAAAGGTGGGGATGGCAACAAAGAGATCCGTTCCTTCATCAACGACGTTTTTGACTTTGTCGCGATGGCCTTCCAAGTTCCGCCCCAGCTAATTAAAGGCGACATTGCCGATACCGAAAAAGCGGTTAAAAACTTCTTGACCTTCTGCATCAATCCGCTGGCGGAGCTTCTCACAGACGAAATCAACCGCAAACTATACGGAAAACGGCTATTTCTGGAGAGAACATACCTGCGCATTGACACGACCCGGATTAGATCCGTTGATATAAAAGACATCGCCGGGGCGTTAGAAACATTGTTGAGAATCGGCGCATACACGATCGACGATTGCCTCAAAGCTCTTGGCCTGGAGCCTCTGGAGACCGAATGGAGTCAAA